GCACAATTAGTGGAAAAGTAATTGAGGTCATCAAAGCCATCCGAAAGCATGGCTTTGAGCACCACAAGGATAGAGATCGGATTGCCGACCTGATTGACGTGAATTACGAGCAGGTTGTCCACCAATTGTTGAACACTACTTCCACTGGAAATGTGTACAAGAAGGGAACTGGTTTGACAACTGGTCACTCTTCAACTAGCATGGACAACTCTGTGGGTCTGGTGGTGCTTTACTTGATGGCATGGAAAGATTTGACTGGCCTGTCATCTCGAGAGTTCATGTATTATAATGAGCTCTCGTGTTTTGGCGACGACCATGTGTTGTCAATTCTAGCGGCAAAGCCTGCTGTGTGGACACCGAAGAACATCCGGTCCACGATGGCTAAGTGGGGTCTCACCAATAATTTGGAAGTCAAGCAGTCACTTAATGAGGTTTCTTTTCTTTCGAAGTGGGGAAGACGTGCAACACCTGCGGAAAGGGCAGAGCTCAAAAAGTTTGGGCTTGATGTCCCTTTCGTGGTGTGGCACGACAAGAAGAAATTGGTCGGCAAATTGACTGCACCAGTCAAGAATGTTTCAGCCACATACAAGGCCAAACGCTTGCTAAGCTATCTCACGCTTACTGCACACCACCCAGACTTGTATGATGGTATATGTAAGGTTTTGGTCAAGTCACCTGCCATTATGACTCATATTAGGCATAATAAGTGGCGCATCCCGTCTTATCAAACTGTGATGCGCAATTGGTACAACCCATCTCCTCCGCCTCATCAAAGTGACAAATTGGTTTTGGAGGACCAAGCAGAGTTTGAAAATGTTGGGCAATTGGTCGAGTATGGGGAGGTGAGTGCTTTGGATGCATTCGTCGGGGCCTTGTCCATGGCGCCTGACTTGTTGTCCCCTTTGTTGTTCAACTATGGGTACATGCGGGCTTTGCAGACCTTTTTGAGGTCACGGCTTGCCTGGGTGCCTGACCTACTTTGCCTAAACAATCCTATTTTGAGTGCGGGCATGTTGGAAAATGTGTGCTCGAGGACTCCTTATCGGTTTCTTGAAACCTCTCTTTTTGTCCCTGGGCTCAGTGGTGTCAATGAGAGCACCCTGCTCTTGCGACACTGGCTTTTTTGTTGGTATTGTTCAAAAAGGCCGAAGCAGAAGCTTGGTGCCTGGACAAACATGA